TGTTCGTTTTGGTGTTCGGGGATGATGTGCCAACCCGAACCGAAAACGGCGCGCGCGTTGACCGCGAGTGGGTAATGATGCCCCGGCGCGTGCTTGATGAACTTGTCGGAAAGGAGCGGAAGGATGAATGACGCTGAAGAGCGCTTTGTGCGCTGGTACGCGCATCTGGCAGCCGATGCGCCGCTCGACCGCCACGCGGCGCGGGCGTTGCTGCGGCGCGCGTTGGCGGATCGGGAGGCGCTGGCGGAATATCTTTTGAACAGCGAGTGTGCGCCGTCGTTGCTCGGCGAGTTCATCTATCGTCATTGGAACGACGCGCTGAGCGATGCGGCGCGCGGCGCGTCGTTGCGTCTGGCGTCGCGGACGCTGCGGGCGCTGGATTGTCTTGAGGAACGCGACCGGTGGGCAGTGCTGGAGTGGATGCAGCGTGGGGTTGTTCCATCAACGCGCATTCTGTGTCGGTTGTGTGAGGAGATCGACGATGCGTGACGACGATCTGCGCGCCGCGATGTCATTCTTCGCAGCGCGACTGCGTGGCGCGGAATTAGACGAGACGCGACTGCTGCGCTGGACGCGCCACAAACTGCGCAGCGACGCGCAGGCGGTCGCCGAACTGATGCTGACGGTCGGGTATCGTCCGACATTCATCAGATACTTTCTGCGCTACCACGTCCCGACGCTCCGCGAGAGCGTGGCGGTCGGGGAAACGTACACCGACCCCGACGCAGCGACAGAAGCGCATCTGGGGTTGTGCTGGCGTCTCGATGAGGGCGTACTGACCGTCTACACCGACCTCCACTCCGCCGCGAAGCGGCTGCGGCAACCGTACCGCGACCTCGCGGCTGTCTGTCTGCGGTGGGGATACGTTCACGAAACGGTGGTGCAGATGCTGGCGCGAGTACTGGAGCGGAAATGAACAAGAGTATGTATCGTCTCTACCGGAAGTTCACCGCCTTTCGCCGCCTTCAAGCGGTGCGCATCGCGGTGCTGCTGGCGCGCGCAGGCGCGAGACGGAAACGCCCGCGTTGGGTGATGCCGGCGCTGGAAGCGGAGCGCTTGAGGAAGGCGCTGTTGAAGATGAAGAAAGAGGGAGAAAATGTGGTGGAAGATTGAGCCTATTCCACACCAAGAGTTAGAGGACTGGGAGCGCGCTCTCTTGCGGTGTGAGAACAGAGCGAAGCGCGATCCGATGTCGCGCGCCGCCGGTGTTTTTGTGATCTTTGTGCGTGAGGGCGGAACGCGCCCGGAATACGCGCCGGGGGACAAAGCGCCGTCCGGCGCGTATCTGGTGGGGAAGTGGACGTTGAAAAAGAAAGGGTGGATGTGGTATGACTGATCTTATCGCCTGGATCATCGCCGGGGGCGTCATCCTCGCCCTCGTCAACAGCAACGTCGCGGACGGACTGCTGAGCGCGCTTGACCTCAGCGACAACCTCAAACGCGCCGTCGATTGGGTGCGGGGAGTGCGCGGGGTTCCGGCGGGCGTCGCGTCGGTCTGTTTCTTCGTTCTCGCGTATGTGTTCGGAGCACTGGCGTACCGCTACGACCTTGTACCGACCTGGCGGTTCATTCAGCCGATAGCCGCCGACGTGCTCGCGACGGGGGCGGAATGGTTGACGCTGTTTGCGCTGTTCCTCACGCTGTTGCCGACGCTGATTGAGTTGGCAACGGTCGGACTGGTGCAGCGCGACATTCGGGCGCTCCAGTGGATGGTGTACTTCTTCATCTTTTTTGATATTGTCACCGACTTCGGCGAGGCGGTCGCGCTGGTTGACGTTTGGCAGCGTGGCGGGTTGTTCGCGCCGTTGCCGGACGCGCTTGAAGGAGCAGCGGCGGTGCTGGCAAAAGTCGGTTGGACATTCGCGGCGTCGTTTGCGTTTGAGTTTTTGACGATTCTGTGCGCGGTGACGGCGCTGCTGTTGGCAGCGAACGTGCGCGCGACCGGCGGCGGCGGAGGCGGGCGGTGAATGTCAGCGGGAAAGCAGTCTTTCTGATGCTGTTCGGCGTCGCGGTTGCGTTCAGCGTTGACCCGATTATCGGCGTCTTCGCGTTCCTCGCGCTGGCGGCGGCGACCAACCGCGAGGCGGCGGTGCGCGTCTATCACGCACTGAACGACGCCGCGTATCGGGTCGAGCGGCAACTAGAGCAGCGCGGTTTGCTGTCGAAGTCCGGCGGTGAGGGTGTCACAACACCGTATAGAAATAAAAGAGAAGAGGATGTTGTGACGGTTGATGAGCAAGCGCCCGTCGAGGCTGCGACTGCCGCCGCAGCCCCCGCTGCTGTCACAACACCGTATAGAAATAAAAGAGAAGATACTGTTGTGACGCTTCCTTCCCCATCACTGTTCAACCCCGCCGACCCGCGCCCGGCGCGGTACGCCGTCCCGCTGGGTGTTGACCAGACCGGTGCGTTTCGTTGGCTCGACTTCGGGCGCGACGCGCTCCACATCGGTTTGTACGGAACCAGCGGCTGCGGGAAGGATCACCTGCTGCGGTTGTGGTTCGCGGCGTTGCTCAACGAGCGCGATGTGCGCTGGGCGATCCTCGACGGCAAAGGCGACTGGCTGACGCCGAACCTCGCCCGGCTGCCGCAGATGCTGTTTCCGCCTGCGGGCGGTTACGGCGACGAGGGGCAGCGGCGGATACTCGACGCAATCGGCGCGGTGAATGAGGAAGCGAAGCGCCGGTTCGGGTTGCTGCTGAGCGCCGGGGTGCGCAGCGTTGAGGAATACAACCAGACCGCGCCCGATCCGCTGCCGTTGCTGGTCGTACTCGCAACCGACATCATCGATGTGGTTGACGAGACCGAACGTTTGCTGATCGCGCTGGTCAGCAAAGCGCGGGCGTTGGGTATTCGGGTTATCGTCTCGATGCAGACGCCCACCGGCAAGCGGCTTGAGTGGCGGATGAATTTGTCAACGCTCATTTCCGGCGCGCTGGTGGACGGAAGCCAAGACGCCCCGGCGCTGGGGGTGCGCGACCCGAAGGCGCTGGTGTACCGACCGTCGCAACTACCGCCGCCGCCCGGTGAGCGCGGGCTGTTCGTGGTGCGGCACAACAACGAGCAGTTTCTCGTCCGCACGCCGGTGTTGGTCGGAGACTTCGACGCGCTGATCAACGCGCGCAACGACGCAGCGCTGCTGGAGACGCTGCTCTTCAGTGATGTCACAACACCGCGTATAAATAAAAGAAACGAATGTGTTGTGACGGCTGATACACAGACGCCCGTCCCGCGTGTCGGGGACGGAGTTGAGCCGTCCCCGCGTATTGTGACGCCGCAAATCGCCTCTAGCCCCGTCCCGGCGCGTGCTGATGCGGCGGGACGGCGGGGACGGGCGGATACGGCATCAGAAAGTCTTGGGACGGGTGTTGTTCCGTCCCCGTCCCCGACCGTCCCCGTCCCGACCGTCCCCGAACTCGCAAAAATCGCCCAAATCGGGGAGTTTCGCGGGGACGGGGACGGCGGGGACGATACGCTGCTGGCGGCGCTGGCGGCGCTCCAGCGCGCGGGCGTCAGTCGAGAGCAGGCGCGGGCGTTAGGGCTGCGGTTTCGTAACGGCGACTGGGCGCGCGCGGCGCGGTTGAATAGCGAGGATTGACAACGGAAAGGAGCAGTGATGGCAACGGTTATATCGTACGGCGGCGGAGTTCAAAGTACGGCGCTGGTCGTACTCGCAATGCAGCGCGGGTGGCGGATTGACGAGATCGTCCACGTCGATCTGCTGGACGCAGAGTCGCCCGCGACGCGCGAGTACGTCGCGTACTTTGCGGGCTGGCTGCGAGAGGCGCATCAACGCGACATCACAATCCTACAGCGCGATCTGTACGGGGATATGCTGGCTAATCCGGCGTTTACGCCCGCGCCGTGGCGCGCACGAGACGGCTCGTTTATGCTCAAGCGCCAATGCACACGGCAGTACAAGGTGGAACCGATCCGACGCTATCTGTACGACAAGTACGCGCGCGAGAAGATACACCTGATGCTGGGGATCAGCGTAGACGAGTTCCACCGGATGCGCGATTCCGGCTTCAAGCGTATTGAGAACGTCTACCCGCTGGTAGACGAGCGCCTTACCCGCAACGACTGCCGCGCGATCCTTGAACGCGCCGGGCTTGCAACGCCGCCGAAATCTTCGTGTTGGTTTTGCCCGTATCGATCGGCGCGAAGCCAGGCGGAACTGCTCAAGCAGTACCCGGCGCTGCGCGAGATGGCGGTGGAACTGGAGCGACGCATCAATGAGGAGCGGCGGAAGCGCGGGAAAGACGAGATCGCGGTGTTGCGTGCGGACGCTGCGCTTGACGACCAAAGCGACTTCTGTGAGGAAGGCTTCTGCGGCGCTTAGCGGGTTCTGGAGTGGCGTCTGTCACAACACGCTATAGAAATAAAAGAAGAATGCGTGTTGTGACGGGGAAGGAGATAGCCGCTTGAAGTTCCGCATTCTCGCAACGTTATCGGTACTGCTGCTGAGTGCGCCAAGCGCGCTGGGCGTCCAGCGCGCACTCGCGCCGACGCGCGGGGACGCTGCGGGCTGGCTGGCGGCGGTGGGGATCGAGTTGGCGTATCTGTCGCTGGCGTTCGCGGCGTTCGCCGATCCGCAGCGCCAACGGTTGGCGTCGCGCGTGGCGCGGGCGGCGGTGCTCACCGCGATCACGCTCAACGTCCTCGCCGACTATGCTGCGCGCGTACCGGAAGGGTTGAGCAGTGCTGCGCAGTTTCTCACAACGTTCGACTGGCTGCTGCTGATGCTGTCGGTGCTGGAAAGCGCGCCGCTCGCGACGCTGGCGTATACGCTTGCGACGTTGCTGCACAGCAGTGCTCAGCAGCATACTGCTGATGCTTCAGCATATGCTCAGCACCAGCACCAGCAGCACCGGCAGTACCGGCAGCATACTGTTGAGCATCAGCACCAGCACCAGCAGCACAGTGCTGATGCTGCTGAGTATATGCTGCAGTACAGTGCTGATGCTGCTGAGCACCAGCATCAGCAGCATCAGCAGCAGCGTGCTGCGCTGCCGTATCGCTGTCCGCGCTGCGATGCTGCGCTGACGCAGCAGCAGTACGGCGCTGCACGGCGGTATGGGTATTGCGGGAAGTGTAAGGGAAAATAAGAAGCCCCATCCGTTGTCGGACGGGGCTTGGCGGGTTCGGTAAGGTGTCTAGATGACGCCCGCGTTCTTCAAAACAAATGCGTAGTCCTTTTCGGCGGCTGTGAGGTTGGGGTACTCGTATATTTCGGCTTCGCAGTCGTAGCCGCGTCGCTCTAAGAAGAAGATGATAACACTCTCGTTCTCGCTGCGGAACACGCGATACTGAATGTCGCTGTCAGCGTCGCTGAACCGAACCGCGCCGATCTCCGAACCGACAAAGGTGACGATCTCGTAGTTGTTGTCGCCGGTGAAACTTCGGCGTCCTTTCCAGATGCTGATGGTTGCCATAGTGGGTGCCTTGTCCTTTCTTGATGTGTGTTTATCGATTACGTCTCTACTCTACCACACACACCGCGATTTGTCAAGCCCCAATTTCGCGGGAATCCGGCAAATTTCCCACTTGACAACCGGCGCGGGATGTGGTAGAGTAGAAGCGTGATCGATATTCACTAGAGGAGGTCTGAAATGGCTACAATCCGTATTTGGTCAGGTTCCCGACACGTCGTACTCGGTGATGAATTTGTCAAGTACGAAGAGTTCGAGGGTGAGACCCTCGGTGCGTGCTGGGAAGAGGAAAATAACAGAGGAACTCAGACGACGTTTTATCAGACGAACGACGGGCGTATTGTGGTGCACGTCGTTCGATGGTCTCGGTGGGAGAACGAGGCGACATATGCTTATGTCCACGTCTTCCCCTCGATGGGAGGGGTGAACGGAGCGGCGGCGATGTTCTGGCGGGAACTCAGGAAAGCGGGTATCATCCCGCCGCTCACAGTCGGTCTGGACGAGTAGCAGTTCGGGGCGTTCCGGTTCGCCGGATCGCCCCTTCGCTTTTTACGGAGGTGGGTGTGAAAATCCAATTCGAGCGACACCCGCACGCTATCTGCGCCGTCCTCACCGAGCAGAGCGCGTGCGACCGCATCATCACCGTCGCCCGCCCAAGCGACGCCTTTGACGTGCTCGCACTTGACATCCACACCGCCGCACTCAAGCCGCTCGACGCGCTGTTCTCACTGCCGCGCGTCGTCTGCGTCGAGATCGAGCGACGCGAAGGCGGTTGGCGCGTCGAGGTCGTATATTGGCACAAAACGCACGGCACGCTGGCGCAGTATGAGGAAGACGCGGCGACGCTCTCAGAAGCACTGGCGCGCTGTGTGTGGGCGCTGGCGAGGTAGCGGTACGGGGTGACGTTGTGGCGCGCCGGGCGAACGCCTGGCGCTTTTTTTTTGTTTTAACAGAGGAGGTGGAAATGATAACTATCTGGGGCGGCTACATCGCAGCGGGCGACGCGCGGGTGTACCTGATCTCCTTCGACGGCGAGCGGATCGGCGGGATGAGCGAGCGCAACGTTCAGCGAACGTTTTACCGCGTGCACGACGGGCGCGTTGTGGTGCACGAGGTGCGGATCGGGAAACGGCGCTGCGGGCGCACATACGATCAAGCGCTGGTGTATGTGTTCAGCGATCTCGCCCAAGCGTGTATGCATCTCACCGTCAACCCGCAGCACATCGATCCGACGCGCGGCGAGGTGACGTTGCCGCGCGTTGATGCTCCGACGCTCACGCTGGACGAGTGGGCGCGCGGGGCGGGAACGTACTGAAATTGGGGCTTGACAACGCGCGCGGGTTGTGGTATAGTATAACCGTAATCGATTTCACCAACACAGAAAGGAACACTGCTATGGCTACGACTATTCGCGTGTGGGACGGGTATGTATCAACAGTCGATGAGTTGGTTCGCTGGATCACCTTCGACGGCGAGCGGCTTGGCGGAGTTGTTTACAAGGGAGACGGCGACTCTCGCTTTAGCAGGATAGAGCGTACATTTTACCGGGCGACCGATGGCAAGGCGGTTGTTCACGAAGTTCGGTTCGGCAAGTGGGACGGTGGTTATGCGTGCGATCAGAGTTTTCTGTATATATACGCCAACATCGGCGATATGTACGAGAACATCGGCGTCAGCGCGCAAAACATCGATCTGGATTGCCGAAACGTCCGCTCGCTGCATATCGAACCACGCGAAACGCACGCAGAGATGACGCTGGATGAGTACATCTACAAGTTCGAGATTTGCATCACCAACCCATTCGCATAATACAACCCAGGCGCGGCTGCGAACCCTCGCACGCCGCGCTTCTTGTTGTAGAAAGGAAATGACTATGCCCAGCACAGAACTTTCCAACTTTCTCCGCGTCGCCCTCGACGTTCAAGCGCCGCCGTATCCGGGCATTCACGTTGACTTTGGATTGATGGTGGCTAGCAACGGTGTAATGCTGGTCACCAAGAGGTTTGACGACAAGGTGTTCCTCCGAGGCAAGGGCGCTATCTCACCGAAGGCGGCGAAGGTACTCGCTGCGCTGGCGGAGGCGACGTGGATCGGAAGTATTGAAGTGAACGACAACCGGGTGACCGTAACCGCCCAGAGTACGTGGTATGATGAGAAAGCCGGGGCGGAAGTGGCGGGCGGGTACCGAGAAGTGACGTTGCCGGAACTCTACTGCCGTCAAATCCCGATCAAGCGAATGGTCGAGGTGCTAGACGACAAGGCGTTAGGGTGGGAAGTTCTTCCTCTTTCAAGCAATCCGAAACTGAAGACGCTGAAAGAAGCCAACGCGAAAGACTACGTTGCGTTGGTAGATAGCCCGCACGGTGGGTATGAACTCTTTCGCTTGAGGGACATCGACGACACACACGGGTACAGCGTCGCCCAGTTGCGGTGTGGGCTTCGGCTGTTCGGGAAGAACTCCCGCCTAAGCGTTCGCCGGAACGCCAAAGGTTGGTTGGCGTTCAGCGACCAGTGGGGTGGTGTATTTGCAGTAACGCCGTTCGTCAAACGAGACTAGCCGCAGCGCAAACGCCAGAACCGCCGGACGCGCGTCCGGCGGTTTCTGTTTGTTCAGCAGTGTCACAACACCGTATAGAAAGAAAAGAAGAGTGGGTGTTGTGACAACAGTGCGCGGGCTTGGAGACGGCGGGGAAAAAGAAAACCCCGCGCTTGTGAGACGCGGGGGGTTCGGGTCGGGTTCGTTGACTAGATGAGCCGCATCTCCTTCAACACCTGTTCGAAGCCGTCTGCCGCCGCCTCACTCAGATCGCGGTATCGGTGAATTGAGCCGTAGCTAGGATCGCCGAGACCGGCTTCCTGAACCACGTGGATGATGATCTCACTTTCAGTGCGGTAGACGCTGTATGTTTTTCCCAACAAGCCTTCATCTGGTAATTCAATGAACCATCCGATATCCTCGGCGACAATCTCGATAACGGTGTACTTGCTGGCGTCGTCGCCGGGCAGAAATGTTCGCTCGCCTTGCCAAATCTTGTAGGTCTGCATTTTAGGTTCCTCCTATGTGATAGCGTTGATTTACTGTGACTATACTCTACCACACCCCGCGCCGTTTGTCAATACCCAATTTCGGGATTTTTCCCGCGATTTTGCGGGCTTGACAACCCGACGCGCGCGTGGTATACTAACGGCGTATTCGGCTATCAGAAAGGAGCGCTCCAATGCCCAAACGACGCTCAGCCCCAGCCCCGCGCCCCGCGCGTGAAATCGTCATTGAAGAAGGCAGCGACTACCGTATTCTGTTCGACCGCGAGTCGAAAGACTACGCGGTCGAGTACCGCGGACAGCCGGTCGGTTGGCGCGCGTCCGAGAGCGAGGCGCGGCGTCTGATCGAGGCGCTGCGCTACGAGGACGCGAAGCGCGAGTAACAGACGATAGAGGAGACTCGAAATGCGACGCAAACTACCGAGGTACGAAATCTGGATCGGGGAAGAGCACAAGGAACACGAGATACTCGAAATACGCGCCGAGAGACTCGGAGAGTACGTGGACAGAGGCGAACGGCGAAGTCTCCTCTACCGCGTATATCGAAAAGCGGACGGTAAAATACTTGTCCACGTCTACGACCGGGCGGACGTTCCCGGAGAGATCGACCGCGCGTCGTTGTTCTGGTACGAAGATTTGGAACGTGCGGCGCGGGATTTCCGACCGGCGCTGCAAAAGATGAACCTCATCTAACCAACACCACACCGCCGACCCCGCGCCGCACAGGTGCGGGGTTTTGTTTCTCCTCAGCCGACCCGCGCCCGGCACGCCCGCCGTTGGTCTAACAGCAGCAGTGTCACAACACATCATTCTCTTTTATTTATATGACGTGTTGTGACAGCGCCCGACCGCCGATCACCCGAACGGAGTACTCCCCGCCCGCTGTTGAGTAGTAGCAGCGTCACAACACCTGCTTCTCTTTTATTTCTATGCAGTGTTGTGACACCCCGCGCGCCGCCGCGATCTGGTGTACGAAAACGCGGCGCTTCTCCGGTACAATTAAAGTGAGGGGCACACAGCGCCCCGCTGAAGAGAGAGGAGTAGGAGGAGATGAACCTTCCCTTTTCGCAACCGCTGGACAAAATCACCTACGGCGCGCTGGCTGCCGCAACCGTCATCATTCTCACGTGGGCGCTGCGTGAGTTTGTCGGGATTGATCTGCCAGCAGAGGTGCAATCGGCGCTGGCGATCATCTTCGGCTACGTCGTCTCGTATCACATTCCGCTAAGTGAGGTTGAGGCTAAAGCAATCGCTCAGACGTTCTACCGCAAATGACCGTTGACGAACTGCTGACAGACGAAGCCCGCGCTGCGGTGTTGCGTGCGCTGCTGATGATCGTTCTCAATGAGAGCGATCCCGCCGGCGCGCGCGTTGCCGCCGCGCGGCTGTTTCTGTCGCAGTTCGAGGAACATCCGAACGCCGAACGGGACGTACTGGTGATCGTTGATGAGGCGGCGTTCGTCAAAACGGTATGAGATACGCTTGCCCCAGCTGCACGCCGACCAGCGCGCGGTTGCGGAACAGACCCGCGACGCGCGGTTTGTGCATTTGCGCGCCGGGCGGCGGTGGGGGAAATCGCACTTATTGGCGCGAATGCTGGTCGAAGCCGCGTTGGTGCGACGGCAGACGGTCGGGTATTTCGCGCCGACCTACAAACTGATGCTGCCGGTGTGGGAGCAGACGCGCCGCGTACTGCGCGTGCCGGTTGCGGAAGAGTACAAGGCGGAACGGCGGATTGACACAACGACCGGCGGGCGCGTCGAGTTCTGGTCGTTGGACAATGAAGACGCGGGGCGGTCGCGCGGGTACGATCTGATTGTAGTGGACGAGGCGGGGTTGGTGCGCAATCTCGAAACAATCTGGCGCGAAAACCTCATCCCCGCGCTGCTCGACCGGCGCGGGCGCGCGATCCTCGCCGGGACGCCGAAAGGGCGAGGGGATTTCTGGCGTATCCACCAGAGCGCGATAGAAGACCCGCGCTGGGCGACGGTTCGGCGTTCAACGAGTGACAACCCGCGTCTCGATCCGGCAGATATTGCGCTGCTGCGATCTGCAATGACCGAACGCGCCGCTCGTCAAGAATTGGACGCCGAGTTCCTCGACGACGGCGGCGCGGTGTTCCGCAACGTTCGCAGTTGTGTCGGCGAGATCGCACGCAGCGGCGAGGCGGCGATTATCGGCGTTGACTGGGGGCGCTACGAGGACGCAACCGTATTTGCTGCGCTCGATCCGCAGACGCGCTGCGTCGTTGATGTTGATCGTCTGGTTGATGCAGATTTTGCAACACAGCGCCGCGCGCTGCTGGCGTTCTGGCAGCGGAACGGGTGCGGCGCGGTGATCGCCGAAGCGAACAGTATCGGTGCGCCGAACATCGAAGAATTGCAGCGCGTTGGGCTGCCCGTCCAGGCGTTTACAACGACGGTCGCTTCAAAGCCGCTGCTGATTGACACCCTCGCGCTCGCGTTGGAGCAGCGAACGATTGTGCTGCCGGAATTGGACTGGCTGCTCAACGAACTGGAGATGTACAGCGTCGATATTTCCGCGTCCGGTCGCGCCCGCTACAGCGCGCCGGAGGGGTGTCACGACGACGGTGTGATCGCGCTGGCGCTGGCGGTGTGGGGCGCGGCGCGCGGCGCCGAGGTGTTGTTTGATGTCTAAGTCGGTTGCACAACTGGTGCTGTCGCAGAGCGAGCGCTACGACATCAAGGCGCTGAACCTTGAAGATTTTCTTCCGTCCGCGTGGACGGGCGTGTTCACCGGTGACGGCGACGCGGTTGATGTCGAGACGGCGTATGAGCGCGTCGCGGTGGTGCGGACGGCGGTGACGCTGCGCGCCAACGCCCTCGCGTCGCTGCCGTGGGAGATCACCACCAGGCGCGGGTCGCTGGTGGCGTTTGACGCAGAGAGGTTGGCGGCGCTCATTCGCGGGATTGAGATTGATCTTTGTCTGTACGGCGCAGCGTATCTCCTGCGCGACCCCGCTGCTCCGCTAGGTTTGCGTCGTCTGCACCCCCGCACCATCACCCCGATCACCGACGCGAAGCGCGGGCTGGTCGGGTTTACGCGCCGCGTGAACAACGTTGAAGTTCGACTTGAACCGGAAACAGAACTACTGCACATCTGGGAACCGTCGGTAAGAAGTGAGGTTGAACCCGGCGTCGGTCTGGTGACGACTGCGCTGCTACAAGCCCGCACACTACTTGCGGCGGAGCGGTACCAGAGCGCATATTTCGAGCGTGGCGCGGTGCGCCCGACAGTGTGGATGTTCGCCCAGCGCCCGACCGACGCCGAGCGGTCGCGGTTCGAGCAGTGGTTGCGACAACTCGTCAGCGGCATTCGCAATGCGTTTCGGCATTTGGCGCTGTCGAGCGAGATAAAGACGGTGACGTTGGGAGACAAACTTTCCGACGTTATTCAGCCGGAACTGCTCCAGCGCGCGGCGGAATTGATGTTGACTGCGTTCCAGGTTCCGATGTCGTTGGTCTTCAGCAACGCCAGCAACTACGCGACCGCGCTGCGCGACTACCAAACGTTTGTTCTTCTCACAATACTGACCAGAGCACGCGAAATTGCGGCGATGCTGCAACCGCATTTTGCCGCGTACAATCAGATTTTACGCTGCAACGAGGCGCGCATCGACGCGGTGCAGAACTCGGAACTGGAAAAAGCGGAAGCGATCCAGAGACTCACCGGGCAGCCCGTTCTGACGTTGAACGAAGCCCGCGCGCGGCTTGATCTGCCGCAGTTTGTTGAAGACGCGGCAGACCAAGAACTGCTTCGTCTGCGTAACCGGTTGGCGATTGCGCGGGAAGCAGTTGCTGCCGGTCTCGACACGAGAACGGCGCTGCGACTTGCGGGCGTCAACGGCGCGGTACCGGAGGAAGACGCAGCGAAAGCGCTGAAGAAAGACGACGCAGAATCGGAATTGCGACCGCACGAGCGCCAACTCTACCGCGATCTCAAGCGCGCGTTTCAGCAACTACGCCAGGTGATGCTCGACGGCGCAGACGAGATTACGGCGCAGATGTTCAACGAAGCGCTGTATCCGGCGATGCGCCGCAATATCGAGACGATTGCGCGGCTGTTTGCAGACGAGATGCGGGCGGAAATCGGCGTTGCGGTCAACGTCGATGCGCTGTTGGCGGATTGGGCGGAAGAAGCGACACGGCGGCAAGTTGAGGAGTTGCTCTATCCGTACACCCGCGACTACATCGCCCGCGCGGTCGCGGCGTGGCGGCGGATGCCGAACGCCGACCGCGCCGAACTCATTCAGATGATCGAACCGGTCGTTGGCGCGAAGCGTGCCGAGACCGTCGCCATCACCGCCGCGACCGAGGCGGCGACCGCGGGCGTGCGGGCGTATCGTGAAGGGATGCGCGCAGAGCACAATCTGGAGTACGTGATGATCTGGGAGACCGCCAACGACGAGCGGGTGTGTCCGATCTGCGGCGCGCTCCACGGCAAGCGCGAGGACGAGTGGGGCGGGCGGAGCGGGCCCCCGGCGCACCCGCGTTGTCGGTGCGGCGTAAGGCTGGTGAGGAAGAATGAGGCTTAGCGTTTCTGTTGACGTAGACAACGCATTGCGCAAACTGCTGCCGCGTTCGGCGCAGATTGAGGCGGCGCTTGACGCGGGCGCGGCAGCGGCTCATAGTGTGATGCAGGTCTACCCGCCCCCACCCACCGGATCGCGCTACCGGCGGACGGGGAATCTGCGGCAGAAGTTGCGGATCAAGAAACTGTCGAAAACGTCGCGGATCGTCGAGAACACCGCATCCTACGCGCGGTTTGTGTACGGAATGCCGCAAGCGCGCGTCCATCGCGGGCGCTGGGCGTCGCTGAAGGACGCGACAGAAGCAGCGCTGAAGGAAGCGCTTGCGGTGCTGAAGGAGAGGGGGAGGTGAGAGATGGAGTGGCAGACCGCGCCCGGCGCGGCGTTGAAGGCGGTCGAGACGGGCGACGTTGAGGGGTTGCTGGTGGTATTCGGTAATCCAGACGCCGTTGACCTCGAAAACGAGTTTTTCACAAAAGAAACCGACTTCGGGCGTCTACGCGAAACCCCGATCTGGCTCAACCACGCGCAGCCCGTCAAAACCGCGTCGGGGGTTATCTTGATAGAGGAACCGATCGGCTACGGCGCGCTGGAACTGACAGATGAGGGTGTGATCATCCGCGGGCTGCTCGACGCGAAGTATCGCTACCTCGCGCAGATCGCGCCGGAGATGGGCTGGTCGAGCGGGACGGCTGCGCACTTGGTGGTGCGCCAACCGGCGGGGAAGGCGATGTTCATCAAACGCTGGCTGCTGGGGCTGGACGCGAGCATCACGCCGACGCCCGCAGAGCCGCGCACAATGCTACGAAACGTTTATCGGTTAGTCATCAAGTGAAGGAGGAGACGGGAGAGATGACGGAAATCGTAATGAACCAGTCGGAACTCGCTGCCGAGATCGCCGCGCGGCTGCGTGACGAGGTGGCGGCGGCGGTGAAGGCACAGAGCGTTGGGGTGGTGACATCCCCGCCCGCAGCGGAAGACGGCGGATCGTTCGGCGACTTTCTGAAGTGCGTCGCATTCAACGACGTTCAGCGACTGCGCGCGGTCTACAAAAGCAGCAAAGCGCTTGACGAGACAAGCGGCGCAAGCGGCGGGTTTCTGGTGCCGACGCAGTTTGAGGAGCGTATCCGCGCGGTCGGCGCGCCGATGCTGTTCGACCAGTTAGTATCCGCCGGGAGGGGCCCGTTGATGCTGCGCACCAACGCGGCAGAGTTGGCGCTGCCGGTGTTGGAGCAAGACCAAGCGCCGAACGTTGAGAGCAGCGCGTTGGTGGGCGGGGTGCGGCTTATCTGGCGCGAGCAGAGCGCTGATGTTCAAGAGAGCGAGCCGCGCTTCGAGCAGCGCATCTTCCGCCCGCACTCGGCGGATGCGTATGTCGCAGCAGCGACGGAACTCATCACCGACGCGCCGCAGGCGCTGGAAGATACGCTCGTCAATCTGTTTGGTCGCGCATACGCGGTGCTGAAAGCGCGCGTGATGCTGCGCGGAACCGGCGTCGGACAACCGCGCGGGATCGTCGGGCATCCGGCGTCGATCAGCGTGACGCGGGCAACGGGCGGTACGCAAGTCGAGAACGACACAAACACTATTCTGGCGATGATCCAGCGGCTGCTGCCCGGCAGCGCTACCGCGGTCTGGATTGCACACCCGTTCTGGCGCTCGCGCTTGATGGCGACGCGACTCAGCGAGACGCTGCTCTATACCGTCAACGGACAGTCGCTTGTCTACGGCGATACGCTCGCAGGCATTCCGATTGCTTACAGCGAACATTTGCCAACAGTGACGAGCGCGGGATCGCTGGTGCTGGCGGATTTGTCGTACTACGCAATGGTGGAACGCGCAGCGTTCAGCGTCGCGTTCAGCGAACACGCGCGCTTCCTCAAGCGGCAGTCGGTGTGGTTGTTCGGGGTGCGGGTTGACGGCGCGCCGCTCGTCAACGCGCCGCTTATTCTGGCAGACGGCGCGGGCAATAACACTGTTAGCCCGTTTGTCGAGATCGCGGCCGGATCGTAATACAAGCGCAGTGTCACAACACATCTCTTAATTAAAAGAAGATGCTGTGTTGTGACGCTGCTACTGCTGATGACACCGGCGGCGGGGAGTACTACGTTTGGGTGAGGCGGGCTGTCACAACACTGCATAGAAATAAAAGAAGATGTTGTGTTGTGGCGGCGACGGGATACGGATCAACGGTTGAATAGACAACGGGCGCTGTCACAACACTGTATAGAAAGAAAAGAAGATGCAGGTGTTGTGACGGCGCACGAGAGGAGGAGCATACGATGCTTGTTCAGGAGACCATCCAGCCGCTCTTGCGGTTCTTCAACGCGAATGTGACGGCACCTGCGGATACGGCGGTGATCAGTATTGCGAATACGCAGGCGGTGCGGATTGTGGCGCACACCGGGACGGTGACCGGCTCCGCGTCGTTGCAAGTGCACGTCAACGACACAAACAACACAAACAACTCGGCGCAGTTGACGGATAAGGCGATTACGTCGCTGGCGTCGAACTCGTCTTACGAGATTTTCGTGACCGGCGCAGAGGCATATGCAGCGAAAACGCTCGCATCGCATATGTTTGTACGCATCGCCGGAACGGGTACGGCGCAGATTGCGATTGAGATTTCGGCGTTCCCCGGGCGCGATATTCCCGCGTCGCTCCCGTCAAACTGGACGCGCGTGCTGTGAGGTAAGCGATGTACGCGACGCTGGCGCAGTTGAAGGATTATCTCAGCATCACATCAAACACAGACGACGCGCTGCTAACGGATTTGCTTGTGCGCGCAACTGCAATGATCGAGCAGATGACGCGCAAAGTGTTTGAAGTGCCGCTCGTTTCAGCCGCGCGCCGATTCGGACGCGAGCATATGATGTGGGACGGGGTGATGCGTTGGGATTATCTGCTGCTGCCCTCCGGCGTCTACATCGCCGCCCTCACCGGCGCAGCAGACGGCGACAATGTGACAATCCCGCTGACGGAAATTGACACGTATCCGGTTGACGCGCCGCACTCTATATTGGTGCGACGCGATAAACGCTGGTGCGGCAGAACGCAGACGGCGGAAATTACCGCGCGTTGGGGGTACAGCATCACCCCTCCTGCCGATATTGTCCACGCGACGATTCGCCTGGCGGCGTGGATGTACCGACAGCGGGGGACGGCGAACGACCCGGATCGCCCGACGGTCGCCGACGGCGGGCTGGTGCTGC